CTACAGTTAAAGTAATTGATGAAAATTCAATATACAGAGGGTATATTGGATGTGTTCAAAGAATACAGGGTAACAAGGCTGCTGTCCTAATGGATAGTCACACTCCTTGGGATAAGATGATTACTTTTAGAATTTCTGAACTTGATGAAGTAACAGAAGGTTTCCAATACTATCCAAAGAAAAAATGAAAGCAGCAGTTCTTGAAAAATTAAATTATCCTTTAGCAATCAGAGAGATTTTTCCTACACAATTATTACCAGGTCAAGTATATGTAAAAGTATTGGCTAGTGGATTATGTGGTGCTCAGTTACATGAGATCAGAGGACACAGAGGTAATGAAAAGTTTTTACCACATCTTATGGGACATGAAGGTTGTGGAATAGTTAAAGAAGTAGGACCAGGTGTGACTACAGTAAAAGAGGGTGATAAAGTTGTAATGCATTGGAGACCTGGCTCAGGAATAGAATCAGAGTTTCCAAAATATCATTTGGGTGAGAAAATAATATCAAGTGGAAAGTGTACAACACTCAGTGAGTTTTCAATAGTTTCTGAAAATAGATTAACTAAAGTTCCTCATGATACACCAACAGTTCTTGCTGCTATGCTTGGTTGTTCTCTTACATCAGCAATGGGTATTATTGATAATGAATGTAATTTAAAGTTTGGAGAATCAGTTGCTATAATTGGATGTGGTGGAGTTGGATTAAATCTAATTCAAGCAGCAAAAATGAAGAATGCATATCCTGTATATGGTGTAGATATCAATGATAAAATGTTTGATCTCACACATCAAATTGGAGTTGATATCTTCACTTGTGATTTGGAATTTATTCCACATAAAGTTGATGTAATTCTTGATACTACAGGAGTGCCAGAAGTTATATCAAAAGCATTTGATAAACTAGCACCAAGTGGTAGATTAATTATGGTAGGTCAACCTGCACCAGGCACAGACTTGAATATCTTTAATCCTTTATCTATGTTTGATGGTCAAGGTAAATCTATAAGAGCATCACAAGGTGGTGGAACTAAACCTGATGAAGACATACCAAGATATATCAAACTTGCTAATAGAGAGATGTTAGATTTTAACACACTACATACTGATACATTTGCATTAGATAATATCAATGATGCATTTGACTTGCTAAAAACAGGAAATGCAGGTAGAATAATAATTAAGATAGGAGAAGAGGACTAGTGAGAAAACAATGGACTAAAAAAGAACTGATTGCTTTTGAAGATCATATTGGTGATCTTTATATGGATAATCAACTTCCTTTTCTTTTTCATCTTTCTGGTGGAAATGAAGATCAACTCATTGAAATATTCAAAGATATTAAAGAAGGTGATTATGTAATCTCTAATCATAGAAATCATTATCATGCTTTACTTCATGGCATACCACCTGATGTAGTAGAGGATAGAATTAAGAATGGTAGAAGTATGTTCATCTATGATCGTAAAAGAAACTTCTTTGTTTCTGCAATCATAGGAGGAACACCTGCTATTGCTGCTGGCATAGCATGGGCATTGAAAAGAAAGGGATCAACCCAAAAGGTCTGGTGTTTTGTAGGAGATGGTACAGAGGATAATGGACACCTCTCAGAGGCAGTTAGATATGTAGAGGGATTTGATTTACCATGTAAATTTATTATTGAAAGCAATGACAGATCATGTGAAGCATCTAATGAAGATAGATGGGGTAAGACAGCTCATCCAGAATATAATTCTGATTATGTTATTAAGTATCATTATGAGCCAACATATCCTCACTGTAGGAAACCTGGTATGATTGATTTGTCAAAGACAAATAAGAAAACTGATAATGAATATTTTCCTCCATTGAAAGAACCAAATATAATGACATATTTGGCAAAGGATTGGGTAGCACCACAGACATCTTATAAAGATGCAATGATAGAATCAATGACTCACTTAGGAAAGTTAGGTGCTATTTTTATTGGATATAATGTTAAGTATGGAAATGCCATAGGTACATTGAAGAATGTTCCTGATGATCAAAAATTAGAAACACCAGTAGCAGAAAACCTGATGGCAGGTCTTGCTATTGGAATGTCATTTGAAGGATTCTTACCAGTTCTTTATTATGAAAGACATGACTTTATGATGGTTGCTGCTGATGCAATTATCAATCATATTGATAAGATAGAAAGAATATCTCATGGTGAGTTTAAGTGTCCTATAATTATTAGGGCAGTAACTGCTGATGCTGGACCTTTCTATTCTGGCATAACACATTCTCAAGACTTTACTGAAGTATTCAGAAGAGCAGTTAGTTTCCCAGTTTTAGATCCAGTAAATGGTGCTGGTGTTACCAGTTGTTTACTTGCTGCACGTAGAAGTGGAAAACCATGTATGATAATAGAAAGAAAGTCTAGGTATTAATGGAAAAGAAAATCCTAGTGATAGGAGACAGTTGTATAGATTCATATGCATACTGTAGATCTACAAGATTAGCACCAGATAAACCTGTTCCAGTATTGGAAGTTTTAGATACTGTCAATACACCTGGCATGGCATATAATGTTTTTCGTAATGTAGTATCTCTAACAAAGTTTCCAAAAGGAATAGATCTTTTAACAAATGAAAGATATGAAGATGTTGTGAAAACAAGATATGTTGATGCATTTAGTAATCATATGTTTATGAGAGTTGACTCTGTAGTTAATATTGATAGAATAAAGGATAATAATATTAAAGATGGTTATGATACAGTGATCATCTCTGATTATGATAAAGGATTTTTGACAACTGAAGACATTGAGTACATATGTACCAATCATCCTCAGGTGTTTTTAGACACTAAGAAAATTCTAGGTAACTGGGCAAATGCTGCTAGGTTTATTAAGATCAACAATCATGAATATGAAAGATCTAAAGACTATTTCCAGAACACTAATGTTCAAGATAGGGTAATTCAAACTATGGGATCAGAAGGATGTTATTTTAATGGTAAACAATACCCTGTAGAACAAGCAGAAGTGATGGATTTATCTGGAGCTGGTGATACATTCATGGCAGCACTAGCAGTTAAGTATACTGAGACAGAAGATATAGATTCTAGTATTACATATGCAAATTCTTGTGCATCAAAGGTTGTTAAAAAGAGAGGAACCACAGTAGTATGAGAAAAGTTATTTTAACTGGATCTGATGGATTCATTGGCAGTTCATTTAAGAAAACTCTCAGTAAAACATGGGATATAGTAGAGGTTGAAAAACATAATTGTTGGAGTTTCTTATTAACTTTTAGAGATTGGAGTCAGGTTGATTTTATATGTCATCAGGGTGCAAACTCTTCAACAGTTGATAAAGATTTATTTGATATCTGGAAATCTAATACAGAGTTTAGTTTAAATTTATTTCAACTAGCGATAGAACATAAGATACCTGTGAAGTATGCATCATCAGCATCTGTATATGGAACAACAAATGACATGATGAATCCTTTGAACTACTATGCTATTTCAAAATTGACTATTGATTATTGGGTTCAAGATAATATCAAATACTTTAAACATATTCAAGGGTTCAGATATTTTAATGTTTATGGTGAAGGTGAAGAAGAAAAAATAGCAAGAGATCAATCTAGTCCAATTAGTAAATTTATTCATCAAGCAAAAACAGAGGGAATAATTAGAGTATTTGAAAACTCTAAAACTTATTTCAGAGATTTTGTTTGTGTAGATGATCTTTTAAAAATCATACTAGATAATACTAGAGAGTCTGGAATCTATGATCTTGGTACAAGTAGTCCAATATCATTTCTAGCAGTTGCAAATATTGTAGCAAAGTACTATAATGCACATGTAGAATACATACCTTTTCCAAAACATTTAGAAGGTAAATATCAAACATACACAAGGGCAAAACCTGAGTGGGGTACTTACAAATTTAAAACAGTAGAGGATTATGTCAAAGATAGTTTGGACTAATGGATGCTTTGATCTATTACATCCAGGTCACATAGAACTTTTCAAAGTTGGTAAATCATTAGGGAAAAAACTCATAGTAGGTTTAGATTCTGATGAAAGAGTCAGTGAAATGAAAGGTGATACTAGACCAATAAATACCTTTGAAGATAGAAAAGCAATTCTTGAAGCTATAAAATATATTGACCTTGTGTTAGAATTTGATAGTGAAAGAGAATTAGAAAATCTAGTACAATTATACAAACCTGATATCTTAATTGATGGGGGTGACTGGAGGAATGCCAATGGAGTGGGTAGACAATATGCGAAAGAGGTTAGATTCTTTGATAGAATCAAGGGGTGGAGTAGTACCAGAATCATCGAAAGGTGCGCTAATGCAAGCTGGTGATCCTATAAAATTTGTATCCAAAGGATGGGGTTATGAGAAATGGATTGCTAATAGTCCTAGTTACTGTGGTAAACTTCTTTTCATAGCAAAGGGTAAGAAATGTTCTTGGCATTATCATAAATTAAAAGATGAAGTTTTTTATATACAGAGTGGTGCTATTGAACTTTCATATGGATGGAATGCAGATAAAAAATTATCTAAAACTATCACACTCATAGAAGGAGATAAGTTTCATGTTCCTACAGGTTTGAAGCATCAAATGTTTGCTCTAAAGGACACTGAATTATTTGAGTTCTCAACTCAACATTTTGATTCAGATAGTAATAGAATAGAGAGGGGAGATTAATATGAGATACTGTGTTGATATTGATGGAACTATTTGTACACCCACAGTAGGAAGAGCATATGAAAAAGCAGAACCTTGGAATGATAGAATATCAACTATCAATAAATTATATGATGAAGGAAATCATATAACATATTTTACTGCCAGAGGTATGGGTAGATTTAGTGATGATCCAAATGCTAGTGTAAAAGCATCTGCTCTATTGTTTGATCTCACAGAACAACAACTTAAAGATTGGGGTTGTAAATATCATGATTTGATATTAGGCAAACCTCATGCAGATTTCTTTATAGATGATAAAGGAATACAATGTGATGATTTTTTTAAAGACAAATGAAAATTTTAGTTACAGGACATAAAGGTTTTATTGGTAGTCATGTCTATGAGCATCTGACTCAAATAGGTTATGATGTAGATGGTCTAGATAGACCAGATGATATTGGTGATTTTAAAACTGATAAAATGTATAGTGTTGTTATACACCTTGCTGCATATGCTGCTCTTAGAGATAGTGTAAAAAATCCAGATAAATTTTGGGAGAACAATGTTAAAAAATCACAACCAATATTTGATTATTGTAGAAAGTATAATGTTAGGTTGTTGTATGCAAGTTCTGCTGGTGCACATGGTTGGTGGCAGAATCCCTATGCAATAACAAAGAAGATGAATGAAATTCAAGCACCACTTAATAGTGTTGGTATGAGATTCTTCAATGTTTGGTCTGAGCAAGG